GGATTTCTGTAGAGATATAAAGCATCTGGAACTAAGTCCCATTCTTTATTCTTCAGTCTCTTAGTGATAGTATTAAAATCACCAGAACCATAAAAACCAGCACCGAGATTATAAGCAAAAGAAAGTAGGGCACCTCTTTTGCCGTCAGACATTTCATTCCAGTGTGGAATTTTACGAAGTGAAGGAAGAAACTCTCTCTTACATTGTTCAATCAAAAGTTCATCTGCTTCTGTTTGTGTGAGAGTATCACCCATATGGAATGCAGATCCATCTTTCTTGCGAGTTGAACCCCAACCAATTGTGATTGGAAGTCCGCCAGATAGAGGATCGGGATATGCTTTTAGATGACATCCTTCAAACTCTTTGATTAATTTAAGGCCCATCATAGGCATATCGTCACCACCCGCTACAGGAGCGGCAGCAGTTGGTGCTGATGCTGGTGCCGCATTACCCTTTTTTCCTCTATAAATCTCCGCCCAATCTACAGTATCATCAAGATACTTGACTGGCAGATTATCTTCTAACCATTGAACTGCTTTAACGTGATTAGGATTCTTCTCGTCGTAAAACTTGAAAAAGTTGTGTAAATCGATTCTTGCCATTGGTTTTCTCCTTGTGTATCAATCAAAAATGCGACCCCATCCGTCCGTGCCACCAGGGGCCCAACGATGCTTAAGAACTGCTTTGGTATAAATGGTCTTCTTACCATTTGTAACTGGACCAGTATAGTTATCGTTTAGAGAACCATAAGGATCATTTACATAGTATCCTTTACCATCAGGTGTCTTACCGATGACTACGCACATGTGTCCACCAGTAGGGGAAGTTAGAGAACCACGATGAAGAATTCCAATGACAACTGGTTTTCCCCTATCAAGACTTTTATCGATATCAGCGAAACTAAGATTATAACTAAAATGTGACTTAATACCATAACCCGCAAGAACCTTTGTCTGTACGGCATGGTCCGTTGTGTCACCAATAGCAAATACCTTTTTAACATACTCATCATCGCCCTTGATGCTTCCTGGTTTGAGGAAAGCAAGGCACATAGCACACGAGGAACTATTGCAAGTTCTATGTGCATCTCTATAGTTATCTACTTGATTAAAATATGGAACATCAAGAACTGCTGGGGTTGGTGGTTTTGTTCTGAACATTCCAACCCACTCAGTTTCAGAATCATCCATAAACTCGGCAGGAAGGTTATCCTCTAACCATTGAACTGCTGCCACATGATTCGCATTACCATCATCATAATACTTAAAAAAGTTATGAAGATCTAAAGTCATTTTCTTCTCCTATATACGCTAATGAAAAAACATCATGCTCTGGAATATCTGGATTCAACCATTCACTAAATTCAGATTGAATCGCTTGAGCATCATCATAATTTTTTTCTTCACAAAGAGAATGAATTCGGTCAACTGCCCAATCATGTGAATTTCGAAGCGTATCTTCAAGAATCGTCATTAAAATAATCCTTCCTAAAATATCTGGAGAGAATGTTGCTATTGTAGTATGCCGGTTCTCCAGTGTCAAGTGCTTCGGTCAACACACTATTTAGGAAAAGTTGTCTTGTTTCTTCAAAATTACATTTGCCTTTAGTCTTATGAAGACTTAATATTTCTCTATTGAAAAACTCTTTGCCATACTTATTTACATCTTCTTTGAGTTCTGGACAAGATCCGTAATATTTCTTCCAATCAGACTCTGATTTAACTTTTCTAGATTTTCCCTTTGGTGTTCGAAAAGACCAGAAGTATTTCCTACCCACATATCTGCGATTATTCTTACTACAAGATATAAGATATACAAAACCAAAATAGTCTTGAATATCAGAAGACTCAAAAATTTCCCCATTGAATCTCCAAGGATTCTCATAACTCATATAGTAATCTTATAGAGCTATTATTTATCCTTCAACCGGGACAAACCTAGTCTAGACAAAAAAAGGGGACTTGTCAAGCCCCCTAGAGTTATGTTAGAATGAAATCAATCTTTATAAGGACCACCAACATGTCTCATGGTTCCAAAAGCACTTTTCTCTCCTTTTTGTTTTTTAACTCCTCTTTGAGATGAACGCTCTGCTCTACGATTTGAAGTTTGATCACCTGCTGGTTCTCCCTCAATAGCATAATTTTTATTTCTTTTTCTAATTTTTTGAAGTGGTGTCAGTCCCTCATCCTCTCTTGCTTCAGTAAAATAATAGTCAACCATATCATCCCAAGTATATTCGCTTAGATCATAACCTTCTTCTACAAGTTCATTTACCCACTCTTCAACTTCTTCTGCAAGAAGATTTGCATGATAGGTTTCAACGAGTGATTGAATAAAACTCTCATCAAGTTCAGTCATGAGATATTCTGCTTCTTCAATGGTATCTGCATGTCCATAGTCAAACAAATACTCAAGAACTAATTCATAAGCATCATATGATTCCTTTTGTGTTGCAGATGCTTGTGCCTTTCTTCTTTCTTGTTCAGCAGCTAAAGCAGAACCTGCTGGTGCTGGTTTGTTCAGTTGTTCTGGTTTATTGAATTTTGCAACATCAGTATCTACTGATTTTTGTCTTTTACCTGCTTCCTGAGCCGCTTTTAAAACATCCTCTGGTTTAGCATTAGGATTAGACGCTTTATATTCCTGCGCCCCCTTTAACTCAGCAGATGTTGGAGTTCTTCTCTCGAATGAAGTATTTCCAAGTTTTGCTGGTGCTGGTTTTGCAGGTGCTGCTGGTTTTGCTGGTTTTCCTCCTCCACCAGAACCACTACCGCCGCCGCTACCAGCAGGAGCAGGAAGTTTTGGTGCTGGTGGAGGTGTTGCTGCTCCCTTTGCCTTATTATACCTTTCCTTGGACTGTTGCGACCAATTCATGGATCTAAACTCGCCGTCTTTAATTCTACCTTCTCTACCGCCAAGTTTGGCAAGAGCACTACCTTTCATAAAATCAGCATTAGATGCACTTCCAGGACTTTCAGGTTTTCCACCAGTAGGAGAAGGTCCTTGTCCACTACCAGCGCCAGCCAATTTAGCACCAACATATCCAGCTCCAGTAGCAGCACCTAAACCTAAGGCACCTAATCCAATTTTTTTAGCAGTTGGACTTGTCAATGCCGCTTTAGCACCTTTGGCAAGATCTTTTACTTTGGTAACAACACCACTTTGTTTTACTGCTCTTTGAGTTGACTTGCCCATGGCACCTAAGGCATCTCTGACCCCTCCACCCCCTTTCATTGCTCCGGATCCAGCAGTTGATAATCTTTTAGCAAATCCTAAAGTACCTTTTACTGCTCCTCTACCAAGTTTTACTAATGCTGATCCAATACCTTCATCAATGAGTTGAAGTTGCTCAAGAATATACTCTTCTGATACTAATCCCTCAGAAATAGTGCAGTCATAATACTTTTCTAAAATATCTTCCTCAGATGCTTTTGCTAAGAAATCAAGAATTGCATTGGCAGAATAACCTTCCGATGCCATTGAATATGAAATATTATAAAAAATATCTTCTACAAGTTCTGTAAATTCTTCATCATAGTGCTCAGAGTTTTCATTAAGTTGCTGGATATCTCTATTTGCAATATGCTCATAGAGATAATTCATATCTCCGAAAACTTGTGTCGATAGATTAGACATTTTAATAAAACTTCTTTTCTGTATAATTTTATTTATAAAAAAAGAGGGTTGGTTAGACCCTCTATTGTATCGGTTTGGAAAGTGGTTTTTATCTACCACTTGCTCTGCGTCTGCGAGCACGATAATCGGTTGGTTGATCATCTTCTTCTCTTCTTCTAAGAGCACTACCTGGAGAAAACTCATTTCTTCCTACACGACTATCATTACTTCTATTTGTTGCCTTTTCAATTCCTCTTTTAGTAGCAACAGTTAATCTTCCAGCAGCCATTTCAGACTCTCTCTTCTTTTTTCTATCAGACAATTGCTGAGAAAATCTTCTATTTTTTATCTGTTCAGGATTTTCATGTTCATGATAATCAGAATCTACGGTTGCACCTGGTCTTTTTTTAGATCTTTTTTCTCCCGTTGGAGATGTGACTGACATGATAGGATGGCTTCTTTCAATAATATCTTCTCTCCACTCTTCACTCATGTTTGCCATGATTTGAAGTGCTGCCTCTTCAGTATCAGCATAACCTTCATCAAGGAGGTAACCTTTGACAACATCAAATACATCAAATGATTGAGTTAATCCTTGACGCTGGCGTGACGCTGCTTGCATTGCACGAAGTTCTGCTGCTTGTGATGCAAGACTTGGTTTTTTAGGTTGAGCAAGATTTACACCTTGTTGGGCAAGTTGAAATCCTGTAGTGGCAGCAGATGGTGCTGGTGTAGGCGTAGCAGGTCTAGCGGCAGTAGGTGCAGGCGTAGCAGGTCTAGCGGCAGTAGGTGCAGGTCTAGCGGCAGTAGGTGCAGGTCTAGCGGCAGTAGGTGCAGGCGTAGCAGGTCTAGCGGCAGGTGCTTGTCTTGATGCAGCAGCATTTCCGCCACCAACTCCAGTGGAAACTCCCTGTGGATATTGAGTTACTTGTCTTGCAGAAGAAGGAAGACCTCCAACTTGAGGTCTTGATACTGCAGTTGCTCTGCCAGTTCTTTGTGGAGTACCAGCATTCATTGGACGAGCAAATCTAGATTGATAAGGTTGTCCAGTGTTTGCTCTTGGTCTGGAATACATTGTCACTGCGCCACCAGGGCCAGGAACACCACCAGCAGCATACTCGTTCAAATATTCATCATACATTTCATCCCAAGTATACTCACTCAGGTCATGACCTTCTTCTACAAGTGAGTTTACCCAATTCTCAAAATCTTCTTGAATTTGCTCTTCAGTAATTTGTGGGGCATGAACCGTATTATATGCCTCCATCAAATCAACTACCTGATGCGATGTAATTCTTTCCATTTTGGCGATTTCTTTTTTTTTAATATACAGATATTTATAAAAAAAGAGTCCCGAAGGACTCTTAATTCACATCATCATTTTTTTTACCTAACCATTCAGTCTCATAATCATAATCACCGAACAGAAACTCATCTGCTTCTGCTGCATTTTTATATGCATTTACAATATCTTGTTCCACCCATTCATCATAGTTGGAATCCTGAAAAAGTATCTTTGGTAACATCTTGTTTAATTCCTCCGATGATATAACTCTCTACTTCCGTTTCCTGTGGAGCAACTTGAAGTCCTTTGGAGGAAATCCAGTGCTCAGTCCAAGGAAGTGGATTGTTCTTTGCTGGAATATCATAAAGAGGTTTAAGACCAATCGCTCTCATACGACGATTCGCAATCCACTCAACATATTGTTGAAGTAGTTTATCATTCAAACCGATCATAGAACCATCTTTAAATAGATATTCTGCCCAAAGTTTTTCTTGATTTACGGCACTCTCAAAAGTTTTGTAGACCCACTGCTCTTCTTCTTTGGTAATTCTTTGCATCTCAGGATCATCACCTTCTTTCCACTTATTCAGGATGTTTTGAGTGATAACCAGATGTTGATTTTCATCACGAGCAATCAGTCCAATGATTTTTGCACTTCCCTCCATAAGTTTGAGTTCGCCAAAAGCAAAACTACAAGCGAAGCTGACATAAAAGCGAATACCTTCAAGAATATTAACGTTTGCAACTGCTCTGAATAACTTTCGTTTGAGTTCATATCTTTCTTCCTGTGCGTAGGGAACTTGTTCTTGAGCATGTTTCCAAAGTTCAGAAGTCCCATAATTTTGAGCACTATTGATAAAATCGTTATATGCTTCAGTCACACTCACGGCACGTTCAAGAATACGATCATCTCTAAGAATTGTATCAAATACATCTGAAGGATCAGAATATACATTTTTGATGATATAGGTATAAGATCGTGAGTGAATCATCTCCATAAACTCCCATACTTTCATACATGCTTCCAATTCAGGAAGAGAGCAGTAGGGAGCAAATGCCATTCCAGGTCCACGACCCTGAACACTATCAAGCATAACTTGATATTTTAGGTTAGAAGTAAAAATATGCTTTTGTTCAGGACGAAGAGATTGATAATCTCCACGATCTTTTTGTAAGGAGACCTCCTCAGGTCTCCAGAAGTATCCTAGTTGTTGAGTTGTCAGTTTTTCAAAGATTGGGTATTTGTAAGAATCATATCTCTGAATCCCTAGTGGTTGCCCAAAAAACATTGGTTGTTTTTTAGTGTCAACTTCTTGGGAGTTGAAAACGGTCATTTGATTAACCACTTTTTTCTCCGTACTGTTTGTTTTAAATCTTACAAGACTCACAATCTTCCTCCTCTGAATCTAGAATATCGTTAATTAAATCATCAACAGATGGTTTGGATTCTTCCACTTCATCCGTTTTAATATCATAAGTATTCTGATAGTAACTGGTTTTCCAACCGTACTTATATGTAGTCAATAGGTCCTGTGCCATTACGCTAACAGGAACTTCATTATTGGGATAATTTTCTGGATTATATGACCAGTTTCCAGAAATCGCTTGGTCAAAGAATTTTTGCATAACAGCAACAATATTAATATACCCACGATTGCTAGGCATATCCCAAAGAAGCGTATAATTGTTTTTAAGTGTTTGAAACTGGGGAACAATTTGCTTAAGTGGACCTTTCTTCGATTTCTTAACGGACAAGTATCCGCGAGGAGGTTCGATTCCATTGGTTGCGTTTGACACAACGGAACTGCTCTCCGATGGCATCTGTGCGGACAGTGTTGAGTTCCGTACACCATATTGTTTTACAAGTCCTCTAAGTTCTTCCCAATCATATTTAAGATCATTTGGAACCAGTTCATCAACATCCTTTTTGTATGTATCAATTGGCAGAATACCTTGTCCATACTTAGTGCGATGTGAATATTCGCAAGCACCCTTTTCTCTTGCAAGAAGAGTAGTTGCCTTGATTAGATAATATTGAAATGCTTCGGTTAAGTCATGAACCAATTGCCATGCACCTGGATCATCATAGTTCTTCCCGTGCTTGGCAAGATAGTGTGCTAGACCGATAAAACCTACCCCAAGTGAACGACGTGCTCTGGTGGCGATTTCTGCTGCTTTGACGGGGTATCCTTGAAAATCAATGAGTTCATCAAGAGAGCGAACAGCAAGATCACAAAGAATTTCAAGATCCTCATTTGATTTTAGTTTGCCAATATTAATGGCACTAAGAATACAAAGTGCAATTTCCCCACTTTCATCATCAATATGTTGAATAGGTTTTGTTGGGAGAGTAATTTCCTGGCAGAGATTGCTCATCTCAACTTTATCCATAAAGGATGAGTGGGAGTTGCAATGGTCAATATTCATAATGTAAATACGACCAGTCTCTGCACGTTCTTTCAGGAGGTCCAAAAAGAGTTCTTGAGCACCGATAGTTTTTCTTGGAATAGACTCATCTCGTTCATAATCCACATACATATCGTCAAATCGATCAGTCCCAAAAGCATCATACAAACCAGGAACGTTGTGGGGAGAGAAGAGTGTGATTTCTCCGTTTTGAATGAATCGTTCATAGAAGATTTTGCTGATTTGGATAGAATAGTCTAACTTACGAACACGGTTATCTTCGGTTCCTTTATTATTTTTTAATACTAGAATATCACTTATTTCTTGATGCCAGATAGGAAAGTGTACTGTAGCAGAACCACCTCTGATGCCGTTTTGAGTGCAGCATCGTACAGTTGCCTCAAACTTCTTAAGGAAGGGAACCACGCCTGTGTGCTGTACCTCTCCGCCTCTGATTTTAGCATTGATGCCACGAATGCGACCAGCATTGATGCCGATGCCTGCCCTTTGAGCAACATAGCGCCCAATAGCCATATCACTGCTAAAGATGCTATCGAGGGTGTCATCAACATCAACAAGAACACAACTAGCGTATTGTCGAAGAGGTGTTCTAACTCCTGCCATGATGGGAGTTGGAATGTTGATTTTGTGTTTGGAGATTGCGTCATAATACTTTTTAACGTAGTCTAGACGGGTTTCTTTTGGATACTTAGAAAAGATAGTAGCAGCAATCAAAAGATACATGAACTGTGGAGTCTCATAGACTTGTCCATTACTACGATCTTGCACAAGATACTTATCAACTACCTGACGAAGACCCGCATAAGTGAAAAGATAGTCACGACTATGATCGATAAATGCCTGCAGTTTTTCAAACTCCTCAGCATCATACAGTGCAAGAATTTCTGCATCATATACACCCAATTCAACACATTTTTGAGTATGGTTCAAGACAGTGGGGCACTCATGCATACGACCAAACAATTGCTTACGAAGAGCGAATAGAAGCAATCTAGCAGCAACAAATTGATAATTAGGATGCTCAAGATCAATTAAGTCTGATGCAGAACGAATTAGAATTTCCTGAACTTCCGAGGTTGCAATTCCATCATAAAATTGAATACCAGATTGCATCTCAACCTGTGATGCGGATACTCCAGCAAGATCTCTACATGCTTCTTCTACCATTAAGTGAAGTTTGTTTAAATCTAGACTCTCAACAGACCCATTTCTCTTAACTACGCTTGTTCCGTTACTCATACCTTCTTCCATTCGTTGAATTTGATTTTTGCTTCAAGTGCTTTATATGTATTTGATTTTAACACATCCATAACTGAAAGTCCAGCTAGCACCATATCGTTTATATCTTTTTGCTGGACTGCCTTTGGCCAAATGACTACTTTTTTACCTCCGTCGATGAGTTTAGATATCCGATCACAGATTTCCTTATTGCGGGGTTCATTATCAAGGACATACACAATATCATCACCCAAATTAAGACTATCGAGTAGAATATCCGATCCGCACATTGCGATGGCATTTTTAACAAACGTTGAATCAAATGGTCCTTCTGTGACGTAGATTGTTTCATCTGTACTTACCTCGTCTAGTCCATAAACTTTGGGGATAGTCTCGTCTAAAATCACTGTAATGTATTTAACATTGCTGGGACCTAAAGATCTTCCTTGAAATCCAAACAGTTCTCCTTCTCTAGTATATAATGGTATCACTATGCGACTTTCATCTCTTACAATCCTACTAAATGTGGGTTTTTGAGTGTTAGTCCATTCTTGAAATTTGTCAGCAAAATAAAACTTTTCTGGATTCAGTTTTCTCTTTTGAAGATATTCTCTAGCGATAGGAATCTCGGATGCTTTTGGTAACTCTAGTCTTTTTTTAAAAATTGGTTTTTTAAATTCAAACTTTGGTTCTTCAACGACAAAGTTTTTACCAGTATGACCTTCCTTAAATTTTTCAAGAGTGTATTGTTTATGAAGAGTAGGGTCTATCTGTTTGAGAAAATTATTAAAGGATAGACTTGCTCCACAATTATGACACTTAAAGTTTGTATTATTTTTGACCGTGTAAATATACCCCCTTGTCTTATTTTTGTTCTTTTGAGAGTCTCCACAGATAGGGCAACGGAATGTATACAAATCCGATTTAACCCTTTTAAATTTTTGAAGACGCGAGGATACCAATCCAATATACTTGGAGTCAATCAGATCCATTATGAAGGTGCTTTACTTTGCTTGCTCTATTGTAACCTGAGATGATGGGCGCGTCAAGAGGGAAGTTGCTGTCGGAATGATTCCAATTAAAAATACAACTATCGCAATTGCCCCAACTGCCTTCCACTTGAACTGAGATATTGTTTCTACCTTTTCTTCCAAATTATCTATTCTTTCTCCGAGTTTTCTACTAATTTCATCATGCTGTTCTTTTGATGAAACTTTAATATCTTCTATCATTTTTACAATTATATTATCTGTCCTATTACACTGCTCAATCTTCTCATTATGAATAGCAAGCATTTGACTGATATTCTGACTTGTTTCACCAATTTTTTGAATTGCTGTATCAATTCTTTGCATCATCTGTTCATAAACATTAATACGCTCTTCAAGAAGTGCTATTTTTGTTTCTGTAGATGATGGGTTAAACATTGCTCTAATTATTGTGGAGGATTTCTCTTTTGCAACCAATTTTTACGGAATCCTGTTCCATAAATGTATTTATTTTTCTTTCTTACTGGAGGATTATCTCCCGCTTCTACTGTACCAGCAATTTTTCCTTCTCCAGGTTTTCCCAGAGAATTTACTATTCCTGCACTAGAAACCATTCCTTCTTCTTTAAGATTTCTTACAATAGAAATAATTTTATTGATATCCATTAAATTGACTCCAATTGTGATAAACATTCATAATCTTGATCTATATCATCAATTTCAGTCTTGGGATATTCTGGCAATCTATTTAAAAATATTAAAAAACTTTTTATAGATGGCCAAAGTTCCTTATCTAAATTATAAAAAAGTAAAGGAACGGTAGCATCATTAAAAACATTGAATAAAACAGTCAGGTGATTTAAGATTAAATGAGTCTTAAGTTCACCCGTGTTTTTATACCTTTTCAACAATTTTTTAATATATCTAATTCTCTTCAAATCTTCATCAAAATCTTCTCTGGTGACCGCTTGGGGATTATCGTAGAATTTTATAGCAAAAAGCAAATAATTGCTTTCATTCAACTCATCAAATCTCATACCGTACTATCAGCTATCTGGGAATCTTGCGTCGTCGGAAGCGTCTGAAGTAGTTGAAATTCCACCAGCAACCAATACTTCACTCTTTACTCTCAGATTTCCATGAGTATCAATATAAGTCATAATTCCAACCCATCCACTGTGAGCGACAGCATATTTAGTAGTTCTAGCAACACCAACTTCAATTTGATCTACACCAAAAACGTCTCTAAAATATCCATCAGTTCTTCTTCTAAATTGAAGTGTATCTCCAGTAGCAATGCCAGCGGAAATTGTTGAAGCAAGACTTACAGTAGTTGCACCAATAATTGAAATAACAAGATTATTTCCATTGTTTACAATTGCATCACCAACAATTACGTCTTTAGTTCCAACAACAACTGGAATAATATTAGTACCAATACCAGCATTAGTAGTAGCGGTTCCAGTTACTCCCAAATTAGTAAATGATGAAGCAACATCATTTCTATTATTAAAAGTACTATCAAATAAGGTATAAATTGGTTGTTGATTGATATTGTATGCTACTGCAGGAATGGTAGAGATTGCAACAAATGCTTCAGTACTAGCAATTGAAATTGTAGTAGATGTAAATCCAGTAATAACAGCTTGACCGTAAGTTCCACCAGTTCCTACAGTTATAATATCTCCCGTTTTAATTCCAGCACTGGTAAAAGTTACAACACCCACAGTACCAGTTACTGTCTTGGTTCCAAGATTAACGGCAACAGTGCCTGTTGAATAAACCGAATCGTTATTGCCCCAAAGAGACATGTTTCTTACCTACAGAATTCTTTTTCTAGTAATATTTATAAAAAAAGGAGACCTTTACTTTTGGTCTCCTTTATATTTCTCAGGGAGTTAAATCGGTAGCACCTTTCTTTTTCAGCACTGCTTGAGCTTGAAGAAGAATGAGTGAAAGAATGCCGTTTGATTTTACCTTTGGGTTTGCTCCAAGTGCTTCCGAAACTGCAAAAAGAACAGTTGCGATAAGTGCTTGATTAGCAATTGCCCATGCGATTACAGCAGACATAATAACCTCGTGTGAGAGTATCCTGTCTTATTTAGTAATCAGTCAAATCTTGAACTCATATTCTCTTCACCACGCTTTATAATATCACGATTTCTTTGTACTTTTTGGGCGGGTGACATTGGACCACCACGCTCTCCAGCGGCAGGTGGTTTTTTACCTGGTTCTTTTTTCTTTCCTCTCCCCTCTGCTCCCAATCTATTAGATCCCATCATACGACTTACTGCCTGAAATGCCTTATCATCTTTGGCGCTTCCACCTTTTGGTTGTGGTTTACCTTTTCTATAATTGATTCCAGTTTCTTTTGCATATCTTGTCTTCTCATCAATCATTTTACCGTCAAATTCAACCTCTTCAGGTCTATACTTATCTCTTCTTGCTTTTTGCGCCTCTGGAGACATGTTTGCTGGTTGAAGAGCAGAACGAACTGCTCCCTTCACTGCTTTACCAACTGGATCTGCAACATTCTTTTGGAAATTTTTTGCTCCCTGTTCGGCAGAAGTCCTTGGATTTGAGAGAGCCCCTCCAACAAGTTTTGAAATTCCAACACTTAATCCAGCACCTTCTTTAACTTCTTCCTCATCCGAAATCATTACGATTGGATTTTTAACTCCCAATGCAGATCTAAGTTTATTTTTAATTATTTCTTTCTTGGCATAATCACCTCTAGTATCTCTCTGTGGTTCGGAAGAATCACAAGCAGTTTCCTCTTTTTGAACATGCTTGGGAAGACCCTTATGCTTAGTAGAAGCAAATTTCTTTGCTTCAGTATCACTCATTTCTTTTGCCGCTCTTTTAACTTCAGGAGAAGCATTTTTCATTTCACCTTTTTTATATGCATGAACCATTCCCATGAATTTTTGCTGAGCCGTACTCACAGCAGATTCTGGGAAGAATTCTTCATTATATGCTTTACCTACTTCTGGGAAAAGTTTTACACGATCAGTATTTTTTCCACGCATTACATCATATTTTTTTTCTTTCTTAGAATTTTTTTTTTCTTCGATAAAATCTTCTTCAATAAAATCAAGATCTTCTTTCACACTTGAGGTATCCTTACCATCCGGAACTCCACCTTTTTTACGCTGAATAGCATTATGAATTGCTCCACGATATTCTTTAGCACCACTTTCTACTTTTCCATCACCATCATAATCTTTACCTGCTTTTGCTGCAGCAGTCTGCTTACCTCCAGTTCTTTCTCCCTCATAAGGTTCCCCATACTCAGTCATTTCGACTGATTCAATATTTGGATTTGCACGAAGATCACTAATTTTATCACGAGTTGCATAACGAACATAAGAAGTTCCGTTTTTATCAGTTACTCTTACTTTATACTTTTTATCAGGCATACTTCTAAGTTCTTGAAGATATTCCTCACCAAGAGTAGATTCTTCTTTTTCTACACCTTGAACAAAAACTTTAAAGAGTGCTTTTGCAACAGAATTTGATGCAAACTCTTCAATATTATAATCTTCTGCCATAGTTGCACCAAAAATTTTTGCCTTAACCATGTTTCTTTCTTGACCATTCAGACTACTATTTTGCATGTATTGTGAATATGCTTGTTTGATGTCTACACCCTCTCTTCTTGCACGGTAACGAATATCATAAACTGCTTGACGAACCTTTTTCTCCATCTTTTCCTTCATATTAGTAGGTCCAGGTCTTTCTGCTGCGCCAGATGTAGGTCTCTTATCTCTAGAAGGAAGTTCCTCAAAAATTTTAGTAGTCATTGGAAGATTTAATACTTACTTTTTTCTAAATCTATTTATGAAATTAATACCATAAGCACTTCCACCTGGTTGCAAATACTCACTATTAGTACCAATAGCACCTGGAGTTTGCTCAGATGCATTTAAAAAATATCCAGTTGTTCCAATTAATGTATTTCTTTTGCCTGGCATCCTCATTTTTCTGTCCATAGTGACCTCACTATATTTCTTAGTTTCCATCATATCCTTAATCCAGGATTTGAACATTATTCCACTTTCAGTAACACAAATTAGATAGTTAGTTCCTCTGCGAATAATGCGCCCAACAAGACCTGTATTTAAATTTTCAACTAATTGTCCAATTTGGAAAATCTTTTCGGAAATATAATTCTCACGAAGAGAATTTGCATCAAACTTAGGAGCAATTTCCCAAACATCATATCCTTCTTGTTGGATCTGTTCAATTCCCATAGATTGAAGAAGGACATCAAAAAGCTCCATTGCATCTTTTCTAGAAACTTCTGGAGGAAGACCAGCACGGAAAGTTTTAAAATCTCCTTCTGCAACAGCAAGTCTCATTCTTGATGCAGAAACTCCTTCCACACCATCAGAATCAGGATCCCTATCGCCAGAAGAAATTACTTCAATATTATCAAATTGATAGAGATTGCCATTATAATTATTTGCCAATTTATCAAATTCTTTAACCCTATCAGATCCACCAACTATTCTTACACTAGAATATCCATCATTATGTGCCTTTTTGAGAACATCAAAAATAGTTCTCATATTCACATCATTATAAATTCTCTCACTATGCTGAGGGAACATTTTCCTCATGTAGAAAATTTTTGTATCAGCATCCAAAGGATTTTTCTTTGCATCCTGAGTTCTGGAAGGAACAATAATATAATCACTTTGATCCTGCTCTGCAGCTGCGGCCGCAGTATCCATCAATTGAAGATGTCCTATTGTTGGTGGATTAAACCGACCGAAAGCAATGGTCAAAGTTCCCAAAGTTTTTTCAACTGGTGGTGGAGTAAATGGTTCTGCTGGCAATGGTTCTTGGACTTGTTGTTGATCTACAGGAACTTGATCTTGTGGAACTGGTTCTTGCACTTGTTGCTGAGGAGCAGGTTGTGAATAGGATGTTTGTGATAGATTCTTTTCTTGTTCTGTTTGAGCAGGATCTTTTCCTCCAATTACTTGGCGCTTATTGTAAAACTTTAATTGCCCTTGAAAAGTTTTGGCGGTAAATTCTCCAGTCGATTTATTATACCACCCGCCATGTCCATCCGTGACAAGACCCATACGAGTTGCCTGTTGAACTGCCTTGCTGGCTGCTTCGGTTATAAATTTTGAAAAACTTTTCATTTCCTATTCCAACTTTCCTTGATCAAAATACTCATAAACATTAAAATATACTTATATTTATGACTGCCAGTTCTTTTGCATTGTGAAATTAGCATGAGAAAAGACTTCCCGATTAACCAACTTAAACATACCATAGTCATTGGTCATCACATAACCTTCCGCATCAATTTGATTTTCATTAATATATGCTTCAGGACCATTATTTCGACAAAGGTACAAAGCATCCTCTTTGATGGACTTTACCAACTTCCAAAAGTTAATCAAATTATCATTTCCAAAGTCAGCAGGATTAACTTCCCTACCTTCACGAATACATGCATTAAGTTCTTTCTTTAGTTGAGTTGCTTCCTTGGGCGTAGCAAACTGAACTGCACCTGCAATACATTTTGCAAATTCACAAATATCTTCCAGATCTTCAAAATACTCAGATCCAGAAACAATAGATGCATCGGGTTTCAGAAACTTAACATAAAAAGTATCCTCCCAAACCAAACGATCAGGAATCGCTACAGCATCACGAAGATCATTGTCGGCATAATAACAAGTGTGGGGAGCAATAATAATCTTTTGAGAAACTAATTCTGGAAACTTATAAGTGATCGTATTAGGAGTGTATTCTGAAAAACCACCAAATCCAAGAAAATCACCTTGATTGATATACTCTGTATAAGGCAAATGATTAAAACATGCATGAAGAATGTCTGCAACTTTACCTTCATGATTCATGTCAATTTCTTCATGAGTATGATTTATCTTAATTTTTACTTTATTAAAGACACTCTTAGTACCCACAAAAAAGTTTCCATTAGCAGGATTAATTCCCCAGACAATAGCAGGAGAACCATCAATTTTAACAGACAATTGACCTGGAGTAACAAACCAATCCAATACGGACAGATCACCAGTCAGAATGGAATCTTCAGGATGTTCGAGGTGTGTGTTTTTCATTTGAGGTCTTGTAGTCATACCAGTATGATAATCCACAATACTGGATCTACCATGACACATTGTGCCACTTTAAAAATCGTCCACTTGATGCCCAAAAGAGGACTCGAACCTCCACGCCGAAGCACATGATCCTAAGTCATGCGTGTATACCAGTTTCACCATTTGGGCAAAGTGGAGATAAGGAGACTCGAACTCCTGACATCAGCCTTGCAAAGACCGCGCTCTACCAACTGAGCTATATCCCCAATAAAAGAATTATATCACCTAAGTGGCATAAGGTCAAATAATTCTGGATGAAGTTTTCCATACTTCCTCATAATTTCTCCTGCTTTTGCGTTTGCTTCATTTTCTGAAGAACTGCCAGGATTAGATTTCAATACTTTACCTTTGATAGATTGTTTGTAATGAACATACTCATGAGAAAGAGTTCTTAAAATGTCTATTGGATGACGATTAATAATACTAATGTAAATGACCCCATCACTATTCATCATACCAAATGCCATATTTTTCTTTGAAAAATCGACATCATCAATAAGAATATAGGGAATATCAATAGTTAAATTTAATTCTCTTTTTAAGAAAACTATAAATCTTTTAAGAATTGCATCAAATTGAATTCTACTTATAGGTCTTCCCTTTCTTTTTCCAAGAATAGACATATTTTTTTAAATATTTATTCTTGACCTACAATAGCACCAATTTTTTCATCAAGATCTACAATGACTGAACGAATATCAATAATACGAGGAGGAACAGAAATTCCATCGTAAGTATAACCTTTTTGTGCTTCAAAAAGAATTTGACGAACTGCAGCAGCAGCACGAACATCCATTTTAATAGTTACAGATTTTGCCATCAGATGTCTCCCACTTCACGATTTTCACTATAATAAACATCAAAGAAACCATCAGGATAACGTTTCATCAGTTTATCAATATTAGTCTGAATCACTTCATCAAAAGAAACATCCAAAGCAATACACGCTTGGGCAACATACCACATCGTATCACCAAGTTCTTTAATCAGATGAGTACGAGTTTCATCATTCCAAGACTTACCTTGAAAGACCATTTTTTTCACAATCTCCATGAACTCACCACCTTCAGCATTAATACCAACAGCAGCGGTCAGAAGACGCTCAATATTTGCACCCTTTTCATCCAACTGAACCATACGATCAGACAGAGCAAGAAAATCTTTGGATGCATCAGATGTGACAGCATCTACAAAGTTTTGGTATTTGTCAAAATCAATTTTTTGTGTCATGAAAATTTAAATCCCTCAAATGATTTTTTTGGTTTCTTTTCTTCGTAATTATACTCTTCTTCCTGCCCACTGTCAAGTATATCTTTTTGTGCCGACTGTTCACAATCATACAGTCTCATTTTGGCACGATCAATACCAATAACAAAACGCTTGAAGATTGTTGGATCATTATAACGATTCTTCAATTGTTTTACAAGAATCTGTCCCAACCCCTCCAACTCTTCAGTGCTAATAAGGGCAAACATAAGATCAGCAGTAGCAGGGAGACCAAAGGACTCACTAGTATCAGTAAGTTCAACATCAGAGTTCCCATAACCACTGCGGGTAGTCTGGGTAGCAGAGACAATGGGAACATTGAATTCCACCGCCAGACCGCGAAGTTCCTCTGCAATTGACTTGATATACGAATAAGAATTGACAGAACTATTTGCTTTATGCCTAGAGGAAGCACAAATATTAAGGTAATCAATGAAAATAATATCAGGTCGGAATGATTTCTTAAGAGCAAGTTCATTGAGAAGTGCCTTAAAATGTCCCGCATGTGCCGAAGCAGTAGGATACTCTTTGATTACAAGAGAACCTTGTGTCTTCTTTGCAATACTATTTACCTTATTTTCAAAGGTTGAACGAGGTAAATCAATCAATTGCTGAATTGGAACATTCAAAAGGTTTGCGTCAATTCTTTCAGCAATTCGCTCCTCCGCCATCTCAAGAGTGATATAGAGTACGGACCTACCCTGTAACAATGCGGAACTAGCCACATGACACATGAACAATGATTTCCCAACACCCGTTCCAGCGAGAGCAATATTGAGAGTCTTATTAGGTAAACCACCCTTAGTGATCTTGTTAAAGTAGTCCAAGTCAAATTCGATTTTATCTTCTTTACGATGGTAAAATTCATAACGCTCCTCATAATTTTGAAGATAATCGTGCCCAATATTATTATCGAAAGATACTGCTAGAGCATCTGAAAGAATACTGGGAATGGCATCACGATTTTTCTTTCCATCATTACCATCAGCAATATGAATTGACTCCATCAAAGCAAGATAAATTGCTCTGTCCCGACACCACTTCTCAGTAGTATCTAAAATCCACTGTTTTTCTACTACAGAGTCATTTAGGGTTTCACACACCTCACGAATATCTTTAATATCAGTCTCAGTTAAATCAGTTCTATTCTCAATCTCAATACCAAGTGCTTCTTTCGTAATTGCGGAATTATACTTGACAATAAACTGAACGATTTCTTCAAAGACTACTCTTTCAGACTTTTGCTCAAAATATTCAGGTTGTATAAAAGGTATAACTTTTCTGGAATAATCTTCATTATATACAAGATTTCGAAGAATCGTAAGTTCAAGTCTTTCCATTATTTTAACTATAAATTTTTCTTATGATGAGGTACATCAAATACAAAAGTGATTCTGATGTTATCACCAATATTGACTGCTTTGTGCGGTAGTTTATTGTTGAACCAAAAAAATGTTCCTGGTTCAACAATCACAACTTCATCACCAACAGTATACTCATATTTTCCCTGAATAGAAAGATGATATCTATCTTTTGTGAGATAATATGTCCCTTCATCGATGTGAAGTCCTACTTCATCTCCAACAGGAATTGCAAGAAATCCACATCTTTTAAGTTTTTTAAATCTTTTATTTACAAACTTAAGAATCTCAGTATGTCTTTCATATGCTGGAGTTTTAATACAAATTTCAGTATTTCCAACATATTCACCCTCTTTAGTAATTCCACCCATAATCAATTGCAAAACATCTGCAGTTGTTGTATATTTTGTTGGATCTTGTTGTTCAGTATTCTCAATATTTTTTTGAGATCCCCAATCTTCGGGATATTGATGCAACTGATCCAATATCCCAGATACATCTACACCAGTTTGTATAATTCTGATGTTTTTCATGCACCATAACTAAATTCTTTTTTTGCTGTTTCGTCAAGTGCTTGCATTACTTCTGGAGTAAAGTATTTTTCTGGTTCTGCCAGAATTTGTTTTGCATAGATTTTTTTACCATCCATTTCATAACGACCCGCAACATTTTTCCAGAGTCCGCCGAGTTCCCCGAGTTCCAGAAGACCATAATAGCGATCAAGACCGCGCTCATCATAAAATAAACGGACTTCAACGTCTTTGTTCTCCTTACTTAAACGCGACTTAGCAGTCTTTGCCTTGATAATATTTCCAACAACTTCTGTTCCATCTTTTTCCTTTTTCTTACTGAGATATATGATAGTAGAAGCGGCATACTTAAGGCCACTACCACCACCCATCTCCTTAGTAGGAACATAAGCACCGATGACATCATAAGTATGATTAGTAACAATCATTGGAATTTTTGCCTGACCCAATTTCAAAGTAAGCATACGAAATGCTCCTTTAATCAGTTGAGATTTAGTCATGTCCCGAACTTCTTTATCATTCAGAGCATCATTGATCTCCTTACTCGTGGAAAGCATTCCCAAAGAGTCTAGCACAAACATACAAGGATTGCGTTCTCCCTCAGGTTTTTTCATATACATATCTACTGCTTTGAGTGCTGTTCCGCGAAACTCTTCAACAGTAACAACATTGACAACCACAACACGAGAAGTATCAATTCCACGGGATTCTAAAAGAGATTTAGTGATAGCAGCCTCAGTGTCAAAGTAGAGACAGTAACCATCGGGATGAGTATCAAGAAAGTTCTTAACCACGGCGAGAGAGAAAAAA